TTCAAGGGGAAACATATGGCTGTAAACAAAAACATCTTGGTAAAAGTTTTATCAGATAAGTATCCAAAGATAAGCGTCAAACATATAAAAGTACTAGTAGATCAGTGTAATCTATTGACTTATGACGTAGCACTGAAAAATATTTCCAGTATTATAGAAAAAGAATTAAGTCTAAACACGTCTCTTATCACTTCAACACAACGACACCCGTTAGACTTTACTAATAACTGGAAATAATTATGCCTAATATTAAAGTAGAAGATACTTTTGATGAATTCTTTGGTGGGTTGGAAAGAGATGTCAATTCTTTAACATCAAGACAGATTGAATATGGATATTTTGAGGAAGACCAACACCCAAGTGGTAATCCTACATCATACATTGCATTCTGGAACAACTATGGAACACAACGTAGCGACGGTAAAGGTTGGCACATACCCCCAAGAGGCTTCCTAGAATTGGCTGACAGCTTCGTTACTTATGACATAGACAAGTACAACAAGATGGTTTACAAAGCTATCATACGTGGCGGTAAGCAGCAAATAAATGCTATATTGAAACATATTGGTGATCAATCCGCAGATTCAATTAGAGAAGCTATTGATACACAATCTTTCCAAGAACTTGCACCAAGCACTGTTGTACAGAAAGGAAGTGATGTCCAGCTTATAGAGACCAATACATTATATGATCAAGCAAAATACAAAATTACACAAAAATCTAAAGGGAGTAATTAATGGCAATTAGAGGTAGAAGGTTAATACCAAGATACAATCTTCCTTTATGTTACAGAGATACACAAACTGTTGCAGGAAGTGATTCGCCTTTCGATAATGACCCTGATACAACGGAAACAATCTTTACTAAAAAGGTTGCAGAAATGTGTATTATACAAGAACCAACAAAAGAAGATTTACAACTACTAGATAGTGGTATTTCCTCAGAGAAAGTAAAACGTATTTATACAAACACATTTGTACCATCCATTCCAGAAGGTAGTGATCGTCTTCCAGCACTATTTTACATATCAAATGCTTATTTTACAATAGATGCATCTTATCCAGCAGAGATTGGGGGATGGTTTAAAGTTGTTGTGTCTCAACCATATTTAAATAATGTGATCAATCATTATGAAATATTAGCAGTAAGGATAGATGAAGAAGATGAGGATGTACCAGATACTACAGATTTTGATACTCTGGTAACAACAAGGGGTCAGTTTATGGATTCAACTCTTTGGGAGGATACATGGCTGACTACTTAACATTAACAACAAGAAGTGTCGCTAGAAAAGCAGCTAGAAATAGAATTGGATATGCAATTAACTCTCTATTTCCAGATCATGTATTAATATTGCTGAATGAAGATTATACAGTTCCGAGTACTAAATATATTTCACTAAGAATATTTACAGATGGTAAGACAAATTCATCGGGAATGAATCTGGTTCCTATTTCAATAGATTTAACTGATACAGGTGAAGAAGCAACAACATTTCATGTTACACAACGTTATCAAGTGAAATTTCATAAAGGGTCTGCAATGGATGATGCTACCTATTTATTAGAAAGGTTGGCAAATAAGCAGTTCTTACAAATGTGGTTTGGTGATGTTATTGATCCCGATACAGATGAAACTATCACAAACATAGGTATTACTAATATAGCTGATGAAGCTACAGACTTACCAACAAGTGTAGATTTTGGTTCAAGTTGGGAGTCTGGTGCAACATTAAGTTTCGATTTAAATTATCTATTTAAAACTACAGAGACTGTTGATTCTATTGAACAAGTTAATTTCACTGTTACAACAAAAGCTGCTAGTGGTGCTATTATATCTGAAGGTACAGCAATCAAACCTTAAACATTAGCATACTATTATAAGTAACACAACTACTTATTGCATAAAATAATAAAAAGTGTTATAATTACTTATGTTTTATCTAAAACATATAATTTCGAAATTATAATAAATACCTTCTTAAGAGGAAAATAATACATGGCAAGTTTTCAACAACTGTCTGCTGTGGACGTTTCTTTGTTTCTAGAAACCAGAGCACAGACAACTCAAAACTTCAGCTTTCCTATGTGTATCGTACCTTCCAATGTTAGTACAAATCGATTATTGACACTAACTAGTGCTTCCGATGCATTATCTGCTGGTTTTGCTACAAACTCTCCAGCACACAAAATGGTAAATGGTTTTTATTCTGGTATTGCTCCAGCAGAGCTATTTAAAATTGCTCGTGCAAATCTCACCACCATCGAACTTACAGTTGACTCAGTTCCAGCAGTTGGTGAAGATATTTCTGTAAATATTAATATTGACGGTACTGTTTCAGTTGCATCATACACTATTGTAACCGAAGTTACAAACGAATTAGATGAAGCAGCAACAGGCTTAGCTGCAGTAATTGATACATTATTTACTGACTCTGCAACAGCAACTTCTGCAGGTAATGTTATCACTATCACACCTGATACGTCAACAGTTTCTGTTGGTTGGAATTCAATTGATTCTGATGGTGTTCCTCATATTTACGTTGTTGATACTACTTCTGAAGATGTAGTAACTGTTCTAGAATTGGCGACAGTTTTAGATGATGATTTTCATTTCTTGCTTGCAACTACTCGTGAAAGTGCTGATGTAGTTAAGTTGGCTGATTGGGCATCTTCAAACTCTAAGCAATACTTTACCAGTACTGGTGATGTTAATGTAACAGACAATGCAGATACAAGCAATATTGCTACAACTCTGCTTGCTAAAGCACAAGATTATGTTTCATTGATGTATCATAGCTTAGATGAATATTATTTCCCAGAAGCTACTCTTGTTGGTTGTATTGCAGATTTACCGCCTTATCAATTACAGAACCCTAACTTTGTAACATTATCTGGTATTCCAGTAGATACATTGACTGCATCTCAAGTGGTAACAATGGTCAGTCGTAATACAAACTACTACACAACTGATCATGGTTATTCAGTTTATAAGTCTGGTTTAACAATGGGCTCTAACTTTGTTGATGTTATCCGTAACGGTATTTGGGCACAAGTAAGTACTCAACTAGCATTGACAGCACTATTGAAACAAAAAGCAGACCGTGGTTCAGCAGTACCTTACTCAGATGCTGGCGCGGCTATGATGGAGCAAAGAGTGTATACTGATGTGATCAATGTTGGTATTCGTGGTGGTACTATTGCTACAGGTTATACAACTGACCCAGATACAGGTGCAACTATCAACCTTAACCCAGTTATTAACTTTAGTACTAGGGCACAACAAACTAATGCAAATATCAGTAACCGTGTTTGGGATAATGCAGTAATTGAATACGTTTATATCAGTGGTACTAATTATATCAAAGTTAAAAATTACGTCATCCTAAACCGTGACCCAGCATAAGGAAGTAAAATAAGATGACAAGTCCAAAATTATATTCATACAATCCAGATGATCTTATCCTTCTTATTGGTGGTGTTGAAGTACGCCCAGCAGATTCAGTGGTGATTTCTCGTTCAAATGACGTAGCTTTGCCTCAACCGGGTATTCTAGGTGATCATTGTATTGCAACCAACCTAGACAAACAAGGTACATTGACTATCCCACTAATGGCACAAAGTGATGAGGATTTAGCATTCGACCAATGGGCAGGTGATAATGTATTCCTACCAATCTCAATGCTTGAGAAATCTACACGTAAAGTTCTTCAAACAAATTGTTGTTACTTGACTCAACCAGATTTGAGTTATGGTCAACAAACTGAATTACGTGCTCATACTATATGGTTGCAAAATTCAGCACTAAGTTATAAAGACGGTGCTACTAACCTCTATGATACTTTTGATACAGTGTTTAATTTCGGTGAAAGTGACAACACTTAAGTATCTCAAAGAGTAAACCATGAACCACAAGGATGTGGTCTTTCCTAAAACATGGAGTGTTCTTAATAAAGATTGCGAGGAACGCACATGGCTAATAAAGATTTCAGTAAAGTTAAGAATGCTACAGAAGATAATAACCCATTCTTAAAAATTAATAAAGAGAATAAACAAAAAGCTCAAGTTAATAAAAAAGAGAAACTTGTAGAAATTGATGGTGTTAAATACATTATCAAACGTTGGTCAAACACAGAAGTATTTCAAAGACTACCTACTATTGCTAATTTACTCTTTGTACCAACCATGGCACCTATGTCAGAAGGAACTTATGAAGCTGATGGTAATACTGAATTTCTACCAGAGCTGGTTGATAAAGGTCAGATTATGTTTTTATTATACTCTCGTATGCAAGATTTAAACTTAGATGATTGGATGAAAGATACTATTGGCAAAGTTTATAAAGAAGGTAGTACTACACCAGTGAATTTTGATGAAGATTTTGAAAACCCGTTAACTATTGTTGAAGTAGTTTCGGAGGTACTACAAGCAAATTTTATGATTCAATTGTGTTCGGATTTGTTGAATCTGACTCCACAACTTCTGGAAGCAATGATTCTGAAAGTGAACATGGAACCTTCCGATACCATCTAAATAAAGTTTTAGATAAAATAGAGAAAACACAATCTCCACAACACTTCATTGATAATATCAAATATAGGATCTTATGGGAAGAGAATTTGTGTGAGACTGTTGAAAGCTTAGATAATATGACTTTATTGCAATTGTTCTGGTTATATGAACGCATTGTTGTAAGGAATATGATTATTGACGCTCAAGAGTCAGATGAAAAATTTACTAAGAAGCTAACAGAACAGTTGTAAACATAGCCTCCTCTCCTTTATAGGAGGTGGAGGTTTTCTTTTATATAAAGAGGAAGAAATTATGGCAGCAAGAGCACCAAATAAGCTTGCTAGTATAATCTATTGGAAGAATGATTTAGCATCTTTCAATAAGGTTAAAAAGGAAGCTAGGGTTTTTAAGAAAGAACTAGAAGGGTTGTATAAAGGTATTAAAACTACTATGCAAAACCCTATGGATATGGATAAGAAAACTCCCAGAAGTAATAAGCCTGTTGGCGATGATGCTCATATAAAACAATATAGGCAACTTCAAAAAGAACAGTCAAAGTTTAGAGACCAACAACGTAGAATTATCCGTAACTTTTTAATTTCTAATAAAGAGATACGTGAAATGGATCGTTCAGAGAAAGCTCTGTTGGTCACTAAGTTACGTCAAGCTAAATCTTTGAATGAACTGAATTTACTCCAACGTAGGCTGAAAGCTAATATATTAGATACAGCAAGAAATGAAAAGCGCCGCACACGAGAGTTACAAAAACAAAACTTCTTGCAACAACGTATCTCAGCTTCTGCTAAACAAATGGCTGGTAGTTATGTAAGTGCATTTGCAGTAGGTGGAACATTAACTGGAATAACTAGAACAGGCCAAGCTTTTGAAGGATTCGAGTCCGCTATGATGGCGGCCTCCGGAAGCTCTGAAAGAACAGCAAGTAATCTTAGGTTTGTGCGTGAAGAAGCTATGAGACTTGGGGGAGATTTAAAGGGTTTAACTAGAGGTTTCACACAACTGGTTGCATCAAATCAGGGGCAAGTGTCAGACAAGGATTTAAGAAGCATATTTGTAGGTGTAGCGGAAGCTTCTACGGCTTTGCAATTATCCGCTGATGACACATCAGGTGCGATCCGGGCATTAAGCCAAATGTTTGGTAAAACGAAAGTTCAAGCTGAAGAATTACGTCAACAACTTGGGGAAAGAATCCCTGGAGCTGTACAGTTAATGGCTAAGGCAGCTAAAGATGCAGGGTTAGTAGAGGGAGAAGGTGCAGATTTAGTAGGAAATCTAGAGAAGTTAATGCAAGATGGTAAATTATATGCAAAAGATATATTACCTGCATTTGCTAAGCAATTAAGATTAGCCGCAAAAGGTGGTTTAGATAAAGCTTTAGATAGTAATCGAATTGCAATGAATAGACTTATATTTGCAACTCAGGAGGCTAGTAATGAGTTATTTAAGAGTGGATTTGGTAGAGGTTTAACGGAACTATTTAATCAACTGTCAACTTCAATTAGAGATTTAATACCTCTCTTCAAAGGGCTTGGAAGGATTGCTGGTTCAGCATTAGAAATTATTTCTAAAGGTATTAAATTGATAACGCCTCCACTTCAATTCTTAGGTACAATTTTAGATAAATTAACAGATGCTACAGGAGAATTCTCTTATATATGGAATACTATTTTTGTGGCTGGTATGGTTAAATTTGCATCATTGAGTCCTGCATTAAAAGTTGTCTTTTCAACATTACGTCTAGGTATGTTAGGTTTATTGAGAACAGTAATGCCAGTGGTATTAGCTTTAGGATACGTAGAGGAAATGTTAAACGCGCTTGTTTATAAAAATAAGATTGGTGTTTACTATGATCCACGTCTTGACAAAGAAAGCAATTACTTTGACCAAGCAATGTATGATGCTTCAAAACAAGCAGAGAAAACTCGTGCAGCAGATATTATGAAAGTTCGTGATGAAACTGTGAAAGCTTCTCAACCAACTTGGATGAACTTGCCTAAACAACCACAACTACAATTAAACATCAGTACTAGTGTAGATAGAGAAGGTAACATTAAACCTTTTGTAGACGGTAGGATTGATACTAAGATGGAAGGGTGGATAGGTGATAGTATGAGTGGTTTAGCAGGAGGTCAATAATGGCAAAATTAAAGAGTCTTTATATAACAGAGACTCCTAATAATAGTGGGGTGGACAATCCACCCTCTTTTTTCTTCGACGCTTTAATTTCTTTTTCTCCAACATATAATAAAACCTTAAGTAAATATTCCATTTCTGATAAAAGTGTTATTACAAACCACTCTGTAAAAAGTAATCCAACAATAAGTCTTTCTGGTTTAATTAGTAGAATGCCTTTGGATAGAGACAGTAATAATCTCGTCGGTTATACAAACTTAGAGGGTAGGCCTTCTGCAGCACTAGAAGTACTTAAAAACTGGTATAATAAGGATACAGAGTTATACTTAGCTGACCAGTTTGATATTTACAATAGATACGTTATTACAAACATGACCTACAGTGTAAACGGTTCTTATGATAGTTTGAGATTTGATCTAACCTTAGAACATGTTAGACGAGTTGGTTATCAAAAAGGTACACTTATTCAATATATGAATAATGAGAAATCCAAAGATGCTCAAGGTAAAGATAGTAAAGGGTCTACAACTAAGAAACAAATAGGTACTACTGTGTTTACTGATATTAAAAATGCACTTGCAGGAGTTGAACAATAATGAGTATCTTATATGAAATTCCTTTAGAAGTAAATCCAGACGCTTCTTATAAAGTAGGAATGAATTCTCAAGTTTATGATCTGCGTATTAGGTATAATCAACGAACAACTAATAAATCTACTACACAAGTGGATGCTGATGAGTTTACTTTAAGTTTAGCTTTATCTGGAAAAGAACCTTTATTTACAACACCATTGAAAACCAATAGGGACTTACTTAGAATATATAGGTATATTGAAGGTGTTCCGTCAGGTGAATTACAGTTACGGGATACATTAGCAGACCAAAACTTAGCTCAAAATAAATACTATTCACCAGAAAGAGTAAGTTATGATACACTAGGTACAAGATTTGTATTATACTACTTAGACACAGAGAATTAATATGGCAAGAACAAGTATACAATATAGATTCACCATTGGTAAACCTCTGAATTTATCTAAACAATTCTTTACTCCATTAAAGAATGAAGAGTTCCCAACTATAGCTTTAGCGGATTATTACAGTACATCAGACCCAACAAATAGTTATATTTTCACAGAACATCAAATTCAGTTCTCTGTGAATATGGACAACAATTCAAAACCTAATTCATCTAGTATTACAATATATAATGTAGATGAGGAAATTAAACAATATATTAAAGCTAACAAAGCCAGTAATATTGTTTGTATATTGGAGGCTGGGGATAATGAACAAGGGTTGAAGAAAGTATTTGAAGGGACCATAACACGTTCAGAGTTTGTGGAAGATTCAGAAGTTAACTACGTAAAATTTAGCCTAGGTGATGGTGTTGTTTCTGCTAAGAATGCCAAGACCATCAGAACTTACCCAAGAGGTACTACTTATGAGCAAATACTTAAAGATTTAAATAAAGATATGAAGTTACCAGTAAGTACTTTTGCAGGTATTTCTGGTGATCGATTATTAAATCCAGTAACATTTGCTGGTAAGTCACACGATATTCTCTCTAATATAAGTAAAACTTTAGGTTTAGATTATAGTATTCAAAATAATGAAATTGTAATAATTCCATACAAAAGAATGCTTAAGAAAGAAGTAAGTGTTATCACTTCTTCAACTGGATTGATTGGTAAAGTTGCTTTAGATAATAATGATACAAGCGGGGTAAGTACCTCTGTTGATAAACCAGATAAATACACAATAAAGTTTACTTGTTTGTTAGATGGAAGTTTAAAACCTTCTGAAACAGTTTATGTTAAAGATGATGAATATGATTCAGCTTTTAAAATAACATCTGTTCGTTTTGAAGGTGACTATGAAGGAAATACTTGGTTTTGTCATGTTATAGCTGATAAGACAGAAGGAGTGTTAGATGTCTAGAACAGATTGGAAAGGTGATCCTATTCCAGATGTAGCTGGAGGACAAGAATTTAAACCTTCTAAGGTAATGGAGGGGGGTTTATTAAAACTGCTTGAAACTTATACAAGTCAAAGGTTAGCTTCTGCAAGAACATGCCTTCCAGCTAAAGTTATAAATGTAGACTACGATAGATCACTAGTTAATGTAGAACCTCTGATTAGAACAATATTTGATCCAGTGTCAATGGAAGAATTAGAGATTCCAGAAGTATTAGAAGTCCCTATACTATTCCAGAGTGCTAAACGTGGTGTAGCTAGAATGACGTTCCCAGTTAGCACAGGAACTACTGGGCTTTTATTCTTTTCTGACAGGCACACAGAAAAGTTTTTAGCTTCTGATGGTGTAAATGTTCAAGACAGTAAATCCTATTACACAATAGGGACTGATTATATATTAAACACTATTGGGTTCCTTCCAGAAATATTCACTTATGCAAACGCAATGCCTTTTGCCCCAAATGATGTTGTGCTAACAAACGGTGTAGCGGAAACCAGACACAAAGAAAATGGAACCATTATTTCTAAGAATGAGGTTGGGACTTGTACACTTAATCCATCTGGGGAGATTAGCTTAGAAAATGGTAATGGCTTCATAAAATTATTAGAAGACGGTAGTGTTAATATTAATGGTTTTATCATTCAACCTACTGGTGCTGCAACATCCCCCGTAAGTGTAGGTGCTCCAACTTTAGCAGCAGCAACAAGCTTAACAGTGGCAAGTAAAGAAATGTCTGAACATAATCATAGTGCAGGAAGCTATGTAGTAGGAAGTGATAATGTTAGTGGTACTTCAGGAGATCCAGTTTAATGGCAAAGTATGATTTTTATATGAATATCGAAGAGGATAATGACCTCATACTCGATGAAAAAGGTGAGTTTACTTGGGTTCCAACAATTCAAGAAAGTTTAGCACAACGTTTAGATTTACGTTATAAAACTTGGACAGGAGAGTGGGTTTATAACACAGAGTTTGGTACACCATATAGACGTTACATGAAAGGGGGTTTTACTAAACAACAATTAGATGCTGAATTTGCTAGAATTGCATTGTTGGAAGAAGATGTAACTTCTGTAAAGAATATCATATCTACCTTAGATAATGTTAACCGAAGTTATGTTATAGATAGAATAGAGGTTTATACTGATGGTGGTTTGATAGAAATACCGTTAAGTAGCCCATATACTAAAACAAATAATTACCCAGAACCTTATAGTTTTGATGATTTTCTATTTTGTAAGAAAACTGAAGAGGAAATTCAAGGTATTAATAACCTATATGGATATGTCAATTACGATGGTTTACCAATAACAGGTTCTAGTACATGGTGGAACATTTGGAAGTAACATTCTTGATAACTATGTAATTGATAATCGTTCTTATTTATGTTATAATTAGTAATAGCTAAGTGATTTATTAGGAACAATTATGGCAAGTGGATTTACTGAGACAGGTTTCGAACGTGATAACTTATCTCAAATTATACTAGATATAGAAAATGATGTAAAGGTTGCTTTTAAAAATCCTAAGTTTTCTATAGAAGATAATGAAAACATGGGGCAATTTTTAAAGGTATTTGCAGGGAGAGAGAACAATTTCTGGCAAGCTTTAGAACAATGTTACAATATTTGGCGATTAAATGGTTGTGAAGGTGCATTCTTAGATGAAATCCTTGCACTTCAAGGAGTATTCAGAGAATCTGCAACAAGTGGTTCTGGTGATGCAGTTGTAGAGACAGATTCTGACGCCACTGATACGACAAGTGTTGGTATTGGTACGATCTTCTTAGGAGAAAACTCAGGTCAATACGCTGCAACATCAACAACACTTGTGTCAGAAAGAGTAACAGCATTTAAAGTAAATGGTGCTACAGCTTCTTTAGCAACTTATAATATGGATGTAGAAGTTTTAACAACTGGTGATAGTTACTCTTCTTCCTTTACATTATCTTCAACAACACCCTCTGCAAGACTGACATTTTTAAACTCAATAAAATCTTTCCTAGAAACAGTTGATCCAACACAAACAGTTTATATAGATAATACCAATCTGATCTTGTATTGGGGTTTCGACGAAGCCTATGAATTAACTGGAATTAACAATACAGTTCAAATGTTGTGTACTCCAAGCTTGGGGAATCGTTATTCTCTAGTTGAGTGTGTGAATACTGCTACGGGTTTCAATCCTTTAGGTGTTGGTGAAATTTCAACAATGTCAGTGTTGCCTACTGGATATGTAAGTGTCACTAATTTATCTGCTTTTAGTGCAGGTACTGATGTAGAGTCTGATGCAGCTTTTATTGAAAGAGCAAGAGATGTTAGTGATAGTCCTGCTTCAGCTACAAGAACAGCTATAATTGCAGGATTGTTAGCAAATGTAAGTGGTATTGAAAAAGTTAAACTTGTTAAAGAAATAAGTGGGGGGATTGTTACAGTTTCCCCTATTATTATTGGGGGTACTATTGCAGATGTTGCGCAAGAGTTGTATCGGACACAACCAATTAACAATCAATATTCAGGGGATATTACCTATAGTGTAACCACTGAGGATGATGAGATAGAGACCATTCAATTCTCTAGAGGGGTTGAACAAGAGCTTTCAATTAGGATTACTTATTCCACCACCACTGATGTAGACCTTACTTTATCTGAGAGGTCTACAATGAAAAATAACTTGCTAGATGTTTCAGAATCATGGCAATTAGGTAAGAAAATATTCAACTTCTCATTAATGTCTGCAGTATCATCTGCACAAGATTCTAGTGAATTCTCTACGCTTTTAGTAGAAGTCAAGAAACTTGAAGACCCTATAAGCTCTTACTCATCCAATGATTATTCCCCCGCAGCTACAGAATTACCACAATTACAAAGTGATAATATTACTTTTGTACGCGTTGTTTAGGTGAGGTGTTATGACAATACAAGATGTAAATAGAGTTGTATTCGATTTAAGTTTTGTTACTGATGGTTTAAAAGAGCTACCCTATGACCAATTACAGAAAGAGAATTATGTAAAGCTACTATCTATCCTACTTAATAGATTAGAAGCTTGTCAGAATGAAGCAATAAAATTAGCTTATTTAAGGTTTTTGGATAATGCCTATGGTGACATGCTTGATAGTATAGCTTCTAGATTTTTTATAAATCGTGGAGATAAATCCGATGAAGATTTAAAAGCTTCAATAAAACTTTTTGCTTTAAGGCAAGTTAACCAAGGCACTAGAGCGGATATAATAAACATATTAAAAGTACTCACAGCTAATGGTTTTGTGAAAATATACAAAGGTCTGGATAACTATATTGAAGTTTGCATTTCAATAGATTGTGTAAATGTTTCAGAAATAAAATCAGAAATTGAAGCAATATTTCCTGTAAATACGAATTTAAAACTTTGCAGTGTTCCTATTGTTGCAAGACCTTTTGGTGTACGTAGTGAACATTCTTCCAGAACGAATGAAGAATCTAAGGTTGGTGCTCTTGGTAGTATCCATGATTCTCCTACAGGGTGGAATAATATAGCTGCCGTAACACATGTCGATGATGAATATTTTTATAAGGGGTAATAATGGCTATAGAACCAACAAATATAATTGTTAGAGTTGCAGAAAACGATACTAACTTACCGGGGACAGGGTTACCTAATAAAACTGCACCTTCCTCTACAATTCTTGGTACAGGATATGACGATGAACAAGTTGTAACTGCTGAAAACTTAAATTACATTTTTGATAATTTCGGTGAGTGGTTGACGTATCTAAAACTATCACAAGAAGAACAAGACACAAATATCTCAACTTTAAATTCTGATGTCAATAATCTACAAAATGATATCACTAATCTAGAAAATATTGATATTATTGCTGGCGAGGGAATCGCTGGCGGGGGAGATTTAACAGCAGACAGAACACTAACACTTGGTACCCCTTCCACCTTGGATGGTTCAACCTCTAATTCTGTGACAACGGATTCCCATACACATAATCTTGATATGGCATCACAAGCTGAATCTCAGACAGGTACAGATAATACAAAACTTGTCACGCCTTTACGGGTGCATGAAGCTGTCCCTTATACGTTTTCACCATCATCAGTTAATGGTGGAACAAACAGCGTTACATTACCTAACGGCCTTATTATGAAGTGGGGGGATGTGGTAGCAACTGCAGATGCAACCAGTGTAGCAGGACAGTCGGTAACATTTACAAAACCGTTTCCGAATCAATGCTTAAATGTACAAGTATCCGTTTACTCAACAGTAAGAGATGATTGGGAGGCTTGGGGTAGTGAAAGAACAGCATCAGGTTTCCAATATAGAACATGGAATATACTTGTCAATGGGACATATTTAGCAATAGGTTACTAAAAATAATTGTAACAAAATTATTAGATGCAGTAGTTTTAGCAGATAGTTCTTACTATAAATAAAATTGATCTATATGGTAGTTTATCATTTAAGATGTATAGATTAACATAAGGAATAATAAATATGAAATGGTTAGAGACTCTTCAAATAGTGGGTTATGTAATAGCAATCGTTGCAACATTGTTTGGTTGGCCTTTAAAAAAGATTATTGATAATTGGCAGAATGAGAGAAAGGAGAATACAAAGAAATTAGAAAACCTTTCTGAAAAAGTTTATGATAATGAAAAACAACAAAGCAGTTCTATTCATAAACACGATGTAGATATAGCTGAATTAAAAAGTGGGAAAGTTTCTCATGAACAAATGAGAGAAGCTGTTACAGAGCTAAGGGAAGCTATGAGGTCTTCTGTAGAGTCAATATCACATCAATGGGAGAAGGCAAGACAACAAGACAGAGAAGAACTACGGAGTACATTAAAAGAGATAAAAAGTGAAATTAGAACATTAAGAGACAAAGAGTAATGTTTTTAAACTTAGTAATGTTAACAACAGTGTTACTAATTCTAAGTAGTTTTAGGTTATTACATACAAAGTGGATATTGTTGGTAACATTACTTTATTGCTTATTTATCAAATATTCACAGTTCTTTTCAATAGAGATGTACTTAGTAAGTTCCATATTTCTAATAGTTTGTACAGGTTATTATACATTTTACAGTAAAGATGTTATTAAAAGTTGTGTATTTATACTCCCTTCAATAACCTTTAAAATTATTGAGATACTGGTAGTTATCGGAGTAATTGCTGATATATTCTTACCAACTGAATACCTATTAAAGTCAGATTATTTTTTAATAACATCTTTACTATTACTGATAACACTAGATATCACAAAATTCAATTTTAACTCATTAGAAATAAAAGATTTCAAATCTCTAATTATTATTATGAGTTATACCTATTGCATACTGCAAATACTATTTTAATTTGAGGGTTATATGACATATCCAGCAACAAATTCACTAGATGCATCAGAATTAGTTATTGATGTAGGTAATCAACTTTATGAAGTGGTTAATAAAGGATCTACAGAATCAGTTACAACTGAAAGCGGGGAAATCCCATCTGTACGTAAAGCAATTGCAGATTCTTTACTTTTTAAAGCACCAATAGATTGGGTTGAAGGTAATGATGAGACGGACTATTTACAACTACGCACCTTTACAGATGGTGTAGTATATTACGCGCCGCTGGCAACTTCAACCAATATTATCCCAATGGGAGCAACCCCTGTGGGGGATAGTAACTGGAGAGTTGCGCCAATAAGTTTATCAAAAGATTTTGTGCATATAACTTCTGTTGCTCGTAGCTTAAACGTTGCAGACGATGAAGTTATTTATTCAACTGACACCACCACAACACTTGATAATGTGTTGTACATCTATGCTGTAAGTACACAAACTACGTGGCGGAAACCTGATTCAGTTGGTGTTGACGAAACTATTGTTTCTGTGGTCGGTGATGCGATGACGACTAGTGGTGGTAGTTATACTCTAAGATTAGTGTCACCACCGAACTATCAATTGTTTTTTGAGCAGATGGCTGAGGAGGCCGGCATCGTGCCGGATAACATGCCGGAAATCGGCGTGAATTCGAAATACCTAGAAGCTCTAAAAACTGTCATATCTTTCGCCGTGGGCAGCGTCGGCGACGGTTTCGCAGGGAAAACAGCGGTAAACGGCCGCCAGTATTTCGCGGCGGGCTGGAAGGATGGGAGCGACTACGGCGGCGGTATTTTTATAGGTCGTTCCTTGGTCGCTAAGTCCGAGCACGACGGTATTAACGTAGTCAGTCCGACAGTCCCGGGAGTAGCGAGTCAGGCGGGCGCGACGTATGCGGACCGTCGAGACGCTTTTCTCGCAGGAACAGGAGAGACCGACCCTGCAGGAGTCGGCGTTTTCGTCCGTGAGGACGGTGCCAAGTCTGCAGTAGACGCAGGCGCGGTATACGACGGGGTGACGGATAACGCGGGCGCGGAGGCCGCCTTTGGAGCGCTACCCTACGAACCTTTGTCATCCTTCCAGCAGGCGTTCAATACTAAACAAGACGCACGAGCGGGGGTAATATTCGTATCTCCGGCGGGCGACAACGCCGAGGCCAACGCGCGCGCTAACGTATCTCCGTCCGGATACCGATACTACCCGGTCCCGTACGCTTCTATCGTCGGCGCTGCGGCAGCTGCGCAGCCTGGCGACCGCATCGTTATACTGCCGGGCGCGTATACTGAGAGTGGGTCGTTAGTATCTGGCGTATTCTATTACGCCTGCACGGGTGTGGACTTAGTGAACTGCCGCTTTGGAGTGGTCGGCGAACCTGGTTTAGACTGGCGCGGCCACGCCGACATAACAATGACGACGGGAAATGTGAAACCTATATTCGAGTTCATTAATAGCCCTGGCGCTACCTTAGAACTGCGAGACATCGACAGTCAAAACACAGTAGATCCTAATTACGTCCTGAACTTCATTGCCTCGGGTGCCTCGGTTGTAACTTTCAGGAACGCGGTCACGGAACGGCACACCCTGTTTCGGTATGCGGATTCGTGGAATGATACCCATGAGAAGCACCGTATCAAGGGGTTGCGCGCCGAGAGCGCGTATGCCACGACGAGCGCGGGGAGTCTTACCTCATATATCCTGGTGGCGATCGAGGGGGCCGAGGTAGACGTCGAATTCGACGAGAGTGCATCGAACAATAACCCGTCGTTTGCGGTCGGCACCCCTACGGGTAGCGCACCGGGCTCAGAGCAAACGACGCGCGTAAACCTGATAGGCGGACGCCACACGTCAAATTATCAAATATGGCGGTATTTCGGCGACACAACTTCGTCGACGTTTGTTAAAAACTTTTTTGAATGTACTCGAAACGCTCGGCTCAATTCGGCAGGGCCTGACCTAAATTCTTGGGTAGGCAGCACAACCGACTCAAACCTCCGGATTTTTGGCGAGTGCTTCGCTAATCAGCCCGAAGAAAATTGGGTAACGAATGTGATCGGCACCTTCACCATAACAGCGGAGGCGTAAACATGACCACCGGGACAGGTATACTTACTTTTGTAGGTCAGTCAAACATGGTAGGGTATCGCTCAGACCCTAGCTTAGTGTGGCCTATAGCCGATGAAAACAACTTCATACCATACTCGCACAACAACTTCGCTAACAGACCGGCAGTCGGGGATTATTACGCACTGCAGCCAATACTTAGGGCCGATGGCGGGGGCACAGGGTTCTCAAGCCCCGAGATAACGATACCACCGGGCTTCAGCTCTTATGGGTTCGGCCCTGAAATCACATGCGCCCAGGCTATGGGGGGCTTTGGCCGGAGGGTTTCAGTAGTCAAAGAATCAATAGGCGGCCAGACTTTAGACGGGTTCTTCAATCCGCAGCCGGAGGGATCCGGGTGGACCGAGCTGTTTTTGTACTTAAACGGCCATTACTCCGCGTTAGAAACAGAGCTGCGCGACCCGTACCATCTGGCGTTAGTTTATTGGCAGGGGGAATCGGACGCCAATAGCGCTTTGACGGCGGACGCCTACGAACGGAATTTACGGCGGTTTATTACGTTCTTTCGTGCTGCAGTAAAACGCCCAGAGTTACCCGTGGTAATTTGTAAGACATTAACAGACGCGAGCGGGGCTACCGGCACGGCCCCATTGCAAACTGTGCAGGACGCTCAAGCTCGGGTAGTTTACACCGTTCCCAACGTGAAATTATACGACCCGACGGGGCTGCCAGTATATAGCGACGGGATACACTTCTGGAAAGACGCTCATGTTACATCTGGTAACGCCATAGCAAGTATTTTACAGGAGTTCGGTATATGAAGACCGAAATTATTAACGAAATTATTAACGAAATTATCCGGGTCGAAGGGGGGTTACGTAAACGACTAATTACAACAAATTTCACTTAACAACATAAACCTAATAAAATACCCTCAACACGAGGGTATTTTTATGCGCATAAACTTATACACAAACATCCAGAAAAGACAAAGCACAAGAGATACTATATATTATAAGTACCCACAAAACATAAGGTATAAGCGATGAACGTAGATTTTAAAGATTTAGGTAGTTTTGGTTCAAGTGAATATACCCATCTACTTTTAGCAAAAAAAAAAACAAAACCCATCTTTTCAGGTGGGTTTCTTCATATTCCACATTATCACATTACATGCAAAAGGTTATTGTTGTACATCAAACCTATTGGAACAAAAGTGGGACATTAATCTTTATCTGGATCTCTACCTTCTTCTCGTAGTCTATTATGTTCATCAGCATAACATCTTATACACAACTATATAACATCCAACCAATGTTCTTCTTCATAAGACCAATGATATTAAATAGAGTCAAAGAACTCTTTCAATTCAGATTCAGTGACTTCAAAATCAAACCATTTTGATTTCCTACAACTCACAGATATACTTTGCATGTTCTTGAAAAACTCATAAGGTATTAATAAAAGGTCATTGTTTATTGTCATTGACTTTATATCTATCAACTAGTGCTGTTGCTACACGTGTATCTTTTTGTATACCAGCAAGGATTTTAGCATACTCAAATTTCTTAATACAGTACGCTTTATGTGCAGTATCTACAGACGTATAAATTCCTATATAACCTCTTTTCCCTGTCAGTGGGTTACTACATTGGGCAACAAATTTACCATTAAATAATGTTACACCTATAGGGTAGTTACCTCGATGGTTACTTCTTTCAGTCATAAAAGTATTCACCACTCTGTCTATAAATACACAAGTTTCTGGTGAATAAACCTTGTTGCCTTCCACTAATAAATCCTTATCTAAATGTTTACCTTCCCAATCCTGTTGTTCCATCCAAGCTTTGAAATTACTAAATGTTAACCACTCCTCACAGACACTACAATCTTTATAAGTTGGTTGTTTGTTTTGATATTTTTCAGAGTAACACCTTCGCAAGATACTATACCACCTCTCAAAGTATGGACATCTCCAAACTTGCTTCCACACCATACCAACTTTTTCAGATCTGGATGTATCGTAATCTGCATCGTTAATACCGATATTAAAAACTTTCTTATTTTTATTCTTTATCACACAACTCACCTTAAAACCCCTCACTAGAGGGGTTTTGTATATTTTATATACATATAAATAGATATAAAACTAGGGTTTGATCAGAATGGGATTTCGTCTGAGAAATCCATTGGAGGCTCATTATACGTTGTTACACTTTCCTGCTTCTCAATCGCATTCTGAGAAGCTTTACTATCTACAGATGGTGATTGTTCATGTTCATCACTACTTTTCTGTGAGCTTTCTGATGCGTTTGAAGGTGTGTTTCCACCAAGACGACCAACCTCTTTCAACTCTTTCTGAATAATACTACCTTCAAAATTAACAGCACGTTTAATTGTATTAACAATTTCAGTACGTAAATGCTTTACAGTTTCAATATCATTAGGTTCATTAAAGTTGATACCATGAATATAAGATTCATCAAACACTGGTGGAGTAAGTCCTTCTGGAACTTCTGATACAAATTTAATTTCTTCTGTAAACCAAGTTCCACCATTCTTAGTTGGTTTATCCCAAATACGCATCTTAAATTGTAATGGTTTACCTAACATATCTCCAAGTTTGTCTACTTTCATAAGATTATGTTCATTAAGTAAATCTAGTGCCAAACCCATTTTATGTAAAGTTGTTGTTTGACCTAAACCCCACGTACCTGAAGGATTGTTTGTGTTCTCTTGAATAAAGGTAGGATATTGAATAACTTTCTCATTCTTACCAGATTCATCAAGACGCGGTACAAACGTTTCACCTCCCATTACCATCATAAGTGGGCGTGGATTAGATTCACTACCCTCTACAAACTTATCACGGTCAACTATAATTTGTGGGAAATAAACACCTAGTGCAATAGCCTCTCGTGGTGGACGGGGGGCACTGTATACTTGCACATCATTATGCCAAGTACCTTCAATGTTAATATTACCTAGCTCTACAGTTGCCTTACCTGCTTCAACATTAGCTTTCATTTTATCAAAATCTTTAGCTTTTTCATCGTAGATAGCTTGATAAGGTTTTTGTTTTTGTTTACCTAACGAATAATATGCACCGATATAACCTGTGATTACACGATGTTTGTTTTGTGTGCCAGCTTGTTCAATAACATGAGCACGTTGAGCATCATAATCTACACTTGCTGTTTGTTTTTGTGTATCATTACTTTCTGTTACGGGTATTGATGGTTTAAAAGCCATATAAGTGTTACTCCTATTTAATTGATTATTGTACTGGTTTCAATAGGTATCCAGCTACCTTAGAGGTGTTTCTTCCCCCCAAAAATCACATCTCTGTGAAAGAAAAGTTCTACGGAATTATTTATTTTATATTGAAAACTTTATTGTGTCAACATAGAAATTACTTTTTATAGATGTTTATTAAGTCACTCTTAGATAGTGTATAAGCTATCTTGTAGCATAATTCTTTAGCCCCACTGCTCTATATTGAGGGCATCCGCAAAACATTGATGACTATCTTGGTTCTTATACTCAGGTAGATAATAACATATGTACCAAGAAGTTATTTCTTTTTCAGTAAATTTCATATACTAAACCTCTTTAATTTTAATTAAAATACATTTTAGGTTATCGTTATCATAATAATCCAAACTTCTATCTGGACGAAGATATTTTGTTATGTACTTATGTTCAGCCTCAGCCAAAGATTTAGAAGCTGTGTCAATGAATACATCATCTGTACTAACGTCGTGTACAACCCAATATTTAGGCGAGAATTTCTGGTTACTCTTCATTAAATTTTCCTCTTTTAAAACTCTTTCAAGATATCATCAAAAATAACGGGTTTATTTTTAGATTTATTGTCAACGTACAGTGGTTGGATACCTTTAGGTTTAAAATTAAGGTATTCACCTTCACCTAGAACCCAAACATGTTTACCTTTCATTTCACTGAAATCATTTACATCTAAAGCTAGTAGTAGTTGTCGGATAACTTCACAACCGTAAGCTGTACCAACACGACACTCTTTAGTTTTATCATAAGTATCAAGTACAATACCACCAACCTCTTGTGAACACCCTTCTTCATAATCAACATAAATCCAAAAGTTTAGGATACCACGTTCTTTAATTTCTAATGATGCTTTAGAAATCTTAGCAAGTTTCTTATTCATTTTCTTTCTCCTTCATTTACAACAATCAAATTATTATAGTCCCACTGGTATTCATCAATAATCTCAGTAATTTGTACTACTGCATCAAACCAGTCTTTCTCCCACAAACCCTCTAAAACTTTATCTGATTCATCTTTGATAAACTTATTAATGAAAGCTTGGCCTAGACGATACGAATTATTAGATTTCTTTATAGACGAAAACTCTTCAAGAAACTCATCCCATGTTATACTTTTCATTTTGCAAATACCTCCTCTTCTTCAACAATTATTACTTTAGCAAAAGGTAAACATGATTGCAAGACACTTTTGCAAATATTGGTATATCTTTTACACTTTAATGCAAACATGGCTGAATCTTTACACAACACTGAGTGTATCTCAACCTTACATAATTCGTGAGAATTGATCATTCTTACAAGATATTCAATTTCACTCAGTGGTGAGTTTGTGTAAACAATTGTTTGCATTTTATTCCTCAATCGTCGTAAGCTGTGCAATTCATAACAGTATACATCTTTTTGAAGAATTGTAAAGCTTCTTCAACGTTCTGTGTAGAATAACCAACGTTGAAAAATTCATCCTCTCCAAAAGAGAATTGTACTTCAAAACTAGCTTGCAAATCTTCCTTCAAAGAATCAGGACATTTGTAAGCGTCTTTAAACGAATAAAGATAACAATTTACAAAGTATAGTGCCTTTTCGCCAAGTTCATCCCACACTTTGAGTTGTGCAAACTCATCAGCATTTTTGTACAAAGATTCTGAACCTTTTATAACAGGGTGTAGTTTGAAGCCATGCTTCAAGAGGGATTGTTTAATTTTCACGATTATTCTCCTGATTGGCGTGGTCTATGAACACAAATTGTAATGTTTTTGTTCAGCAGTTTAGCAAGATCAGATAATAGTTTCATGTCCTTGGTAGGTTGATTAACATTGCCACAATTTTGATACTGTTCAATGAAAATGTTTTCCACAGGAGATTCATTAATAATTTCAATAATACCCTCGATATACCCACCAATTACCTGTGAATGATACTTTGCCACCTTCTGTAACACACCACAATCATTTGCCCAACATTCTGTACAAATTACATGATTATCTCCCTTGTTGGTATGTAAAGCGATTCCGGCAAGTAGAGTATTCTTACCTCCTCCGCTAATACCACTTACAATAGTAAGATGTGGGAATTTGTTAATCGTTAAATTTGACTCTCCTGATGAACCAAGAGTACGTTTACAAGACTCTACAATATTCATAATTATTTCCCCTTCATTTCAATATGTATACATTCTAGCAAGAATTTTGTGGTTGTCAATGGGGTTTTTAAACTTTTTGAAAATTTTGTCTTAGGTAAGTAAGATTACACTCTTCAATGAACATGTATGAACCCTCATCATCTGTAAGACGAGCTTTACCACAACGGTATGTTATTTTGTAAAGTTTACCTTTAGTCCACCAACCATTTGGGTAATCATGTGTACGTTTGTAATAAATTGATTTGCTCATAATTTATTCCTCAGATATTTTAATAGTTAATACAAGATTACCATTATCATCAATCATCATGATATAGTGTTTCTTAGCTTTGTTATCAATGAATACACGGAATAATTCTCCCATATTTAAAGAATGTGGAAAACATTCAATTTCATGAAGAACACTTTGAAAACCTTGTACATAAGCTACAGTATGTGGACTAGATTCATGTCCATAAGACCATTCTACACGGAAGTTTTGTTTGCAAGCATAATTGTGTTGGTTCATGTTGTATAGTTTACTCATAATAAAAATCCTCTAAACACTGTTGATGTCTAGAGGATAGCTTGGTTTGGGGATGGTGTCAAGAGGTTATTCTGGTCTTTTCATACTATTTTCATCAAATAAATTATGGTAGGGGAATGTGAATTTGCATAAAAGAAAACCCCCTGAAAATAGGATTTTATAAACAATATTAAAGCCTGTTAATGGCATTCAGCATAGGAAGAACCTACAGCATAACCACCTGCGAAGTCACAAGTTATATTAGGTAACCCACCACCAGAGAAGATATCTGAATTTTTTGTAAAGAATTCGTTAAGTTTGATACCTGCTTCTGTATAAGCAGCGCACATAGCTTTACCCACTTCAATTCCCATTCCAGAATTAACCTCTAATAATACCTCATCGTGCATATCTAATATTTTGTTTACGGAAGATTCCCAAGAATTTTCTGCTATTTTTTTATCGAAAAGTATTACCGCCATCTTTTGAACAGCCCCTTCTATAGACTGTATCAAGTAATTTACAGCCTTGTGCATACCTTCACAAAAGATCCAATACCCAAAAGCAGTAGGTATATAAAAACCTTTGCCTCTTTTATACTTAACCTTACATTCCTCTAGAAACTCTATAACCCCCGTCAAACCAATATTATCTAAGAAAGATTTAAGCTTACTTTTTGCATCAGCTTCAGAGAATCCTCCCATTAACGCCAGTTTCTTAGCACCACAACCAAACAACGAAGCGAATGATAAACCTTTAGATTTTTTCCTACGAAGTACAATATCATGTATAAGGTCAGGATCTTGTGTATCTATTGCTTGTTGCCACTCTTCTTTAGTTACTAAGTTAAAATATCTGGCATTAAGACAGTGAGCACTAGTTCCTTTATAAATAGGGATACCGTCTTCATTGTTAAAAAACTCTACCCCACTTGCAACCGCATCGTAATACTGAGTATTATTGGTAACAAAAGCTGCGATAGAAAGTTGAGAACTTTTTTGGTCAATACCCACTAACTCTTTACCTTCATCTGCAATTACACACTTACGCATTTCATAACCAAGTAGTGCAGAATCTGACGGCAAATTCACTATGACCCTATGAGAAGATCTACCTGTTGCAGTATTGAAGTTGTTAACCCCTGCTGAAACTCTACCATCAGGGCGTAACATAGCCAGAATACCTTTATTTTCTGGGTCTTTATCGTTAAGTAGGTATCTACGCCTATGCATAGTCGTGTTATATTCTTTAATTTGCTTACCCAGTTCCCCTTCCACTTGTTCCATTTCAGAATCCCCAAACTTAGGACTAGTAACAAGAGCGTCTCCTTTCTTGATATCTATATGAATTTGGTTTTCTGGAGAAGCTTTTTTTGGATAACTCACTCTTGTATCTTTATCCGCTTTTATTACATCTCCATTGACATCTTTGGCTAGATTCCATTGCTCTGCCCATGTCACACCTGCCTTTATAAGAACACTTTTAACTACTTCATGTTGGGTAAGTTTACTATCCTCAAATTTAACTCTGGTGAATGGTCCAGAAATTATATGAGTATCTTCTGGTTTTACTCCGAAGTAGTCACAAGTATTTTTATTAAGAAGAAGAGTCTCTTTAATCTCTTTTTGAATATCCCACTCTTTTGGTTTAGTATCAGGATAATTATGTTTTATCCAAGAAGTAAGTTCATTCTTCTTAAAAAAAGTTGGACTCTCGCCATAAGAGATATGGAAACCTGAATATTGATTAACCTTTTTAGTTGTGTAAAAATTTGTAGAAGGTTTGTAGTAAGGTTTGATCTTAACCTCTACCTGTTCACCGCTACGATTAACTAACTCAGTAGGTTCTACCATATTACTGGTTATTTTTTCTGGAAAACCTAATGCAACAGCCATCTCTTTTCTAGTTACCTTTTGACCTTGCGGTTTCACTGTCGGGGGTAACTGTGGTTCAATAAGAGCTTCCAGCTCGTGTAACCTCTTATCCCACTCTTCTACACAAGCTTTCGCATGTGTTACATCAATCTTAGCTCCATAGATCTCTTGTTTGTGACAAATCTTAGCATATTGGACTTCCATATTATAGGCATCTGAAAAATCGATACCTAACTTAGATTTGCACATACCACGCTCTTTTTCTAAATACTGTGAAGCGTATTTCTGAGTCCTACAGTCTTCGATCACCCTGTGGAGCATCATAGCATCCATTTTAGTGTAGTCTGTGATCTCTGGTTTATGTATCCCCATGCGGAGAGCGTAAGCTTGAAGACCATGGGCAGACTTAGCCCCTTTAGGTGTCGGTCGGTCAAAGTATTGGATTTTACTGTAAATAAAAGTATCCTCCCACTTACTATCAGGGATAATACATTTAGGGAGTACCTTCTCTGTTATCGGTTTATCGTAGGTAAAACAGTTATGCACCGACAAGTAACCATCTTTGGACTGTCCCACTTGATACCAATACCTAAATCCATCTATAAGTGTTCCGGCTCGTTGAGGGATTGTATATTCTTTATCATCGTAAGGGTCTAGAACCACACTACCACATAGATCAGGTCTATCATGAAATACTAGTGTAACATCTTCACCAGTTTCAGGGTCTTCGACTACACTGCAGATTGTGTGAATATCTTTGAGTGAATGGACATCCCACCAGAAGCCAACGCTCTCCACGTCACTATAATTAGGTCGGTTGGCATATAGGGTTAATTGTTCTTTTGAAAACTTACTCATAAGGCGTTACCTCGTAGTTTATCAAAGCTTCGTAAAGAGAATTGTCAATCTCATTGTTTGTAAAAAGTTCTGTAGCGACAAATTTTATACGTCGCTCTTTCTCAATCTTATAAGCTTCGAATGCTAATTCTGGCGTTGGGTAATTCCCTATAGAAATTCTTTTAGACTCCCCAACAGAGATACTTGCATTGTAAGGGTTATTAGTACAACCTACCCTTTCCGTGACACCTAATGGTAAGCCTTTGGTATTCAACTTCCAATTCTCTTTTATAAGATTATTTAGAGATTTAGGTATACACCTGCAAGTTTTTTCAGAATATATTTTATTACCTTTAATAAGTAAATCTTTATCAACTTCCCAACCATCCTTGTGGTTAGCTTCAAACCAAACCTTAAAGTTATCTAAATACTTCCATTCTTCAGAAATTTCACAATCTTTGTACGACGGTCTTATATTATGAAGTTTTTCAGAATAACAACGCTCTAGTATCCCTACCCAAGTATTATACACTGTGGTAATTTTACCCTCAATTTTAGTAATACTATCACCAACAACACCTACCCCGAATACGGTAGGGGCGTAAGAATCTCGTAATGAACCCTCTTTTATGTGGTCACCTCTTACCCATTTAGTACTTCCGGTATTCTTAAACCTTACAAGAATCTCTTTATAGTTCTTATAATCTTCTATTACAACTTCCCCAAAACTTTTAGTAAGGTAAGTTTTTCCTACCACTATTGGGTCTTTTTTGTACATTCTTTTTGCCATTTATTCTCCTTCTTAACTTCATCATTTCTGTATGAATCGGTTAATCTTGTTGAAATATTGAATTACAGATTCACTCCGTCCATAAAGTCCGTTTCATCTGTTTGTTTTGTCTTTTGTTTAGGTTGATATTTTTTATCACAACTTCCATCCCATCCTCTTCCACCTTCTTCCCAATAAGCTCTATCAAAACTACTAATAGTTAAATCATAACCCGAAGGAAGTTTGTCAGGGTTGTTTTTAAAATATTCATCTCTATCATAAACTTGACGAGTATCTCCGTCATAAAACCACGCACCACCTTCACCAGTAATACCTTTACGTAACTTTGGAACCCGCAAGTACGTGGTGTTCTGTTCTATCCAATCCCCATTAGGTGCTTCTTTATTCCTAGCAATTATAAAATTACCTGCAGCTTTTTGTACAAAAATAGAGTTTCCGTAGGCATCAAATTCATCTGGAAAAGTAGGCTTCCCTCCTCGATTGCTGCTTGGTTTTCTTGTATGAAGTATGTTGAAGATTGTAGCTCCTCCTTTGACAAAATTACTTTGCCAGTTAAAATGTCTAGCTTGAGCTTCCATATCTTCTACACGTAGAATATCTGTAAGTACATCATTTACAATTATAGTACAACCATATTGTCTTTCTAAACGTTCTATACACTTCTGTAAAGATTGTACTGTCCCTTCACGATCATCTACTATAGCAAAACGGCTCTCCCCGAATTCATTATAAAAGAAATTGTTTATCTTAGTTTTAACTTCAGGGGTATTCATATAATCTTCTATTTCATCTTGAGGAATCCACCAAAGATTATTTGCTAGGTAAGTAGATAACATACCCGCAACCCATTCACCTTTTGTAGCTTCTATACTAACGATACCTACTTTATGATGCTTTAATTCAAACATCCAGTAGAAAATCCAAGAATCAATGAAAGTACTTTTACCGCAACTTGTATCACCGATCAGTGAGTAGATAGACCTACTGAATAAACCATCTCCTTTAGTCATTTCTTCTAACTTACGAGCAAATGGAGGAAGTTTAATTCTAGGTGTAGTTAAAACGCTAATAACATCATTCAACATAGTATCATTAGCATTATAAACCCCAGTATCAACCAATTCTTTTGCACCGAAAAAATCGCTTAAAAACTGTTTTTGCTTTCCATCTATGAGCATTTGATTAGGGTCTTTACCTCCAGACCATTTAGCTACTCTTACTTTATCTTTTGGTAAGACTTTTGCTATTTCTTCAGCAGCTTCGTTACCAGCATCATCGTTATCCATACCAATAATAATACTGTCGAACTTATCAAACCATTCATACTCTTTCCTACACTGCTTTGCTGCAGATGGTTCTCCTGTAGTAGGGCTTACCACAGCATAAGGTGCATAATCCCCCTGACCTTTTTGTAATTGGTAGTTTCTCAACATATCTTGTGCAGCACATAGGTCAGATTCACCACCTACAATTAACACAGTACGACCACCATCAGGAAATTTATATTGCCCTGCGAGTTGATTACATAAACCAGTTTTACCTATATTTCCAATACCAAATTTTTTAGGTAAGTGTCGTGATTTATAACCATTAATTTTATAATCATATGTTTCTGGGTAATATACGGCTTTTACTTCTCCTTTTTGGTCGTACTCTATACGGTGTCCATAGAACTTCAGTACCCAATCAGATAAACCACGATAACCTTTACCAGAATTACCTTGTTTACCTCCCGTACGATCCCATAAATCTTTAACTTCTTCCCTAGTAATACGTACCTTTTTAGTAGCTTTGTTTTCAAAAGTTTGTTTATTAACCACTTTTAGTGTTTCTGGATCTACCCCTAATTGTTCTCCATATTTATTATGTATCTCTTCCTTTGAAAAACGTTGTTTACAAGAGAAACACGTTGCATCATAAGAGAGGTTTCCTTCAGAATCAACATGTTCATATATAGCCAATCCATCCGAACTATTACAAGGTCTACGTTGCTTACCTGAGGAGGTTTTAGGAAAATCATTAGCACAACATTTTACGTGAAAACCTATAAATAGTCCATCATCATAATCACTCACACAACCCCCTTGCAACTCCCGTTGCACACTCAACAATTTCCCTCAATTTCCTTTTGTGCCATTTCATCTTTTCAAAATGGTAGATAATATCTGCAACGTATTCATCATTATCATCACATTGTTCTAAAATTTTCTCAATTTCTTCTTCTGTCATCAACTCCTCCAACCATCGACTTTACCATAGAGATACCCATACAGCATACCTATAAGATATCCACAGACTTGCTCCTCTGTGAATAAGGAAGTGTACTCACCATTACTTACGTAATAAAGATTTCCTTGTTTTGTACAAGAGATAAAATCTTCATCAACATAACGATTAATCCTTTCTACATAAGTATTGATAAAAGATTCTACCCTACTCATGATCGTAGTACCAACTTGCCAAGTTATGAACAGATTTAATTGTCAATCCTCTCAGGTCATAATTATCCTCCATCTCAATATCTTTTTGGAATGCAAGTTGTTTTATGAGAAGATCATCTGATATAAAGTCATTCATATCTTCAGTACATTCTATCCCATCTTGGTTAGTAACAACCATGTTTTCAATATAGAAATCTTCGTACAAGTCATCTCTGCAAGCTGCTACGTTTTTATCAAAGCAAAGTGGAGGAATGTACACTCCATCCGCTTCAATAATATAAATTCTTCCATTAAGTTTGCATTCGAAAGGTTTGATGTAAAAGTCGTAATTTTTATCAGGCATTATTATTCCTCTTTATTTTTGTTGGATAGGTTATGTGGGCAAGTTGTAGATGGGATAAGTCCTTTCCACTTACTCTCATCGTAATCCACTTTGTAGATTGTGTCAACTGTGTTTTCAGAATCTTTGTTTTTACATTTACAAGTTTTACATGTTTGTTTACACATAATTATCCTCCTTATAGTATAGTCATATCACCATGACAAACAACAACAAACACAGTGTCTCCACGCTTGTAACTAAACGTTGGATACTTTGCATAGTAAGATTTACGTTGCTTGTCTCTCAACTGTTTACTTGTAAATACAGTATAACTTTTTGAAATATTGTTTTCTTCCATATTTATCCTCCTACCAATTCTCAATAATTTCAGCAACTAATACCTGTTCAAGTTTATATAGTTTCTGCAAGGTTTCTTGTGATGCTGCAAATCCTAAGTCGTAGAATTTTTCATCTATCTTAGATAGTGTCCCATAGCTTGTTCTCTTAAAGCTATCACATACCCATACAGAGTAGGTCTTAAAGGTTGGGGTATTTATTATCCCGAAAAACTTCTTTTTGATTCCTGTTTGTACCCTGAAATCAATATAACCATTATGTAGTTCTACAGTAACATAGTTATCCAGCAGAAAGTTTAACTTTTTGTCCCAAGCTTCATTGTATTTCTTTAAAGAACACACAATTTCCATAATATTTCTCCTTAAATCTTACCAATCAACACTTTGCACAAAGATTGCAACTCTTTTAACCCAAGTTTACTCTTAGCCATGAGATTGTCAAGACTTTCCTGCAATTCTTTCTCCACAACCAAACAATTATCTTTTGTGACAGCTTTAGTTTTGTCTAAGACAAAGATACCTTTACTTACGAGTTGTCGTTTAGTTAACATGTCATGTTTACGAACCCATAATTGCTTGAAACTGGTAAATGTCAAGCTGAATTCAACATCAAAACTTTCAATTTGTTTACCAAAGTTTAGATATTCTTGTGCAATATTAAGTTCTTGGTTGGTGAAAGGTTTTTCATTTGTCATAGGCGGTTCTTCCTCTTTAATATTTTTAGTGAACAAATGTTTATAAGGTTTTTGTATAATCTTAATGGAGTCTATATTCTCTAGTATACGTTTTCTTCCCCAGCACTGAACTGGTTTAAATCTAAATTACCCTTTCTAAGTTTATCCTTAATCCCATTAGCCTTACAACTAACCCACACACAATTTTCAACAGAGTAATTACCTTCATCCACAAGACGTTCAATGGTTGGGAAGTAGGGATGTTTATCTTTGAATACAAATTCTTGATTTAGATAAGCACAATGTACCCCAGAATACAAAACTTTGTGAAAATCTAACCATTGTTGTTTTGTGAATTCAAAAGGTATTAATCTGGTTTCAGATTGCTGCTTCTTATACTCATATTGTGAAAGAAGGTAATCTTCATCATAGTTTTTGAATCGTTCAATATCCATCTTTTAGTACCTA